CCCATAGGTCGATCATGATTGATCCTATTGTGTTGAATCCAGTCAGACCTATAGGCTTCAACCATGTCGTCAGGAAAAAACGAATCTAAAATAACAACACCATCACTGCGCCACTGCTTTTGTAAATCTGATAGAACATCAGTGTTCACTTCGTCCCGGTCAAGATGGGGAAGATCGCTGTCTTGAAAATTGCCTGATAAAGAATTGATCTCATCAAGCAAATCAGGATGTTCAATTATTTTGGAACCAAGAAGGTTCTGTAGGAGTACCTGCCGACCATTCATTTCTAAGCCTTTCTGCTTCATTAAACCCTGAACTAGTATTGCACCAGCTTTCCAAATGTAAACCTAAACACTCAGCATCTTTGGGTTCTGTTGTTATTCTATTATGACAAGGACGACAAACCGCTAACAGATTGCGACGCTCTGTAATTGAACCACCTTGCGATCTGTTTACAAGCTCATGTATGTCACAAGTTTTATTTACATTAACAATTATATTTGACCGATTTCCGCTATGCATATCAAACGCTGCCCACAACTTACAGGCGATACAATTTTTTTGCGCCGCAAGCATCTCCTTCACAATCTCTCTACGTTCAACATATAAGTCTTTCGTTTTCTTAGACCTACGAGCCAACGGAGTGCGCTTTAACTGACTACTCCCACGTTTAAGAGGTGTACGTTTTAAAGGCTTGCCACGCTTCATTTCGCACCCTCTACTAAAGATTTAATATTGGTGTACAACCGCTCAGACCCAATCTTGCTATCAAACTTGCGGACATTCACACGGTTCTGGGCTGCAACTTTTGCACGATAATCGCAATCAGTAAATTTCTTTAACTCTTTAACATAATCTGCAGGCTTAGACGCCAACACCCCAATATTGTGCTTTTGTGTCAATTCCTCATACTGTGGAGACCACGAGCAAACAAAAGGAACACCGGCAGCAGCATACTCTAATCCTTTAATATACGACTTAGCATGATTAAAAGCAATGTCAGTTAAAGGTACGATGCCTGCATCAAATTTTATTCCGGTATTAAGTTCATACGGAGCTACAAAAGGAGAAGTCGTAGTGTTGCCTCCTTCAACCCCAAGCTCTTTAGTAAACCTTGGCCAGCCTGGAGCTTCTATATGTCCTGTGTGGTGCCAACTAGCAAACTTGGAGATTTGAGACGTATACGGCTTTAGAATTTGTAGATCACCGCTACGATGAGCTGTTGAACCCATCCACCCTACAACAATTTTCAGTTTAGGCTCGTGCTCATATGCTTTTGCAAACATAGCCGTATCGACATAGTTAGTGTGCATAACTGTGTTTTCATTCCACTCCCGCATGCGGTTAAACAAAAAAGGAGTAGACGCAATGACGCCATCCGAGTTCTTAATAATATTCTCATACCACTTAATATTTTCATCAGGGTTCTTCAAAGGATCAGACGCATCATACGCACTATTCTTCTTACTTAATCCCCAATACCAGTCATCCACATCTTGAAGAATTACCTGACCAGCCGCTTGCGCTCTCTTCATATCAGGCAAAACCTGCTTATGCATGTAACGCTGCATCACGATCACATCACAATCGAAATAGTCGTTACCATCCCAAGAATGAACACCAAAAGTTCCTGTCCTACTGTTATGGGCTAAAATTCCAACAACAGCATTAATCCCAGTACCTTTGTAATGCTTAATATACTGGCCAATTCTAATGTAGCCTGACCCGCCCATAACAGGTCGACCCAAAGCATCAAGAGCTGTACGAGACCAATCGTTAGAAGCAAACCCAATTTTCATTAGAACTTCCACTCTCCATCTAGTGCAGCATACAAACAGTCGTCGCCTTCTGTGCTCTCAAGACCTTCCTCTGCATGCCACTGGCGATGCGCCATAATCGCATCTCGCAAAAACGTGGCCAACGAAAGAGAAGGATCAGCGTCTGCGCCCAACGCTAACAACCTGTCAGCTTCAGCCAAACGCTTCTCTGCATAAAACCTAAAGCGAACAGCCTTATCTCGCTGCTCGTCCAAACTTGCAGCAGGGTCAACAACGAAATCCGAATAGGTGTTTCTTAAGCGATTGATTTCTTCCTCAAGGCCATCTATCTTAGTTGTTACCGTGTCAATAATTGTCAACAAACAGTCTCGCCATTTTACTCTGTTCTCTGGTAAGCGCAAAAAATCTTTATCATGCTGAGCAAGCTTGTTTTTAACATCTTCAGAAACCAAAAGCTCAAACGTCTCACTCATCGCTTCGCCCCAAACTCAGGACAAATAGACTGATAGTCACACCAGTTACACAAAGGGCCGGTACGAGTTTCAAACTCACCTGAATCACACATCGACTTCACTTGATCCCACGTGTTACGAACCTCAACACGAACAGCGTTCTCAAGCTCTTCGTCCACTTTGTAACGGGCAAACTGGCCAGATTTGACGTAGAGCAACTCTGCACGCTTAACGTCCATACCTGTCATCTCTTTGAGAAGAATGCTGTAGATCGTAATCTGCATCTTCTTTTCCCACTCGTACTGCTTGCGAGGCTTCTTGCCTGTCTTGTAATCCGAGATTACTAGCTTGCCGTCTTCAATCGTGTAACGGTCAATAATGCCAAAGATAGGCACACCATCAATATCGCCATCCATCTTAGCCTCAATACCTTCAGCGTCAAACTTCGTGGGGTCCTCCATACCGAAGTAATTCTCAATACACCACCACGCCTTCCACTTAAATGCGTTAGGATCATCTTCACGATCAGCCAAAGCAAAGTATTCATCAGCCCACTTAGACTCCCACAAGCTCTTCGCTAAACGACTCGCAGCCTTTTCTGTTCGCTCTTCCGCAGGAAGCTTAAACAACTCTTCCAACACTTCATGCACAAACGAACCCAGATGCTGCGCTTCAGTAGACTCTGATGGAAGCTTATCTAGTTTTGAAAACTTAAACTTTAACGGACACTGTTGAAACGTGCTGATAGAGCTAGGCGACATGTACCTCGGATAATCGTAAGGCAACGGACCTAAATCCAAACTATCCTGCATTAGTCTCAGCCTCTGCCTGCGTTTCATTGTTCTCAGCATTCATCGACTTCACGAAATCCAACATAACCTTCAGCAAGTCACGAGTAATGTTCTCATTCGCAAACTCAGCATTGTTAGAAATTTCTGACCAATGCGCACGACAAGCATCCATAACATTCTGCGGCTGACTGTTCAGCACTTCTCGCAACTTCTCAAAGTGCTCCGCTGAAATAGGCTGCTCAGCTACCTCTTGAGCATACTCTAAACTCATTGACTCTTCAGAACGAGCCAGATACAAGCCGACACCGAAGTGCTGCGCCGCCTTCTTCAAAGCGTCAGACACAGCCCCCTTCATCTCGTCGCCAAGATCAACAATATCACCATTCTTAGTGCGCTTAATCTTCTGACCGCCAATGCCGTCCTTAACAACCGTTAACGCAGGCGCATCATCCGTGGGAACAAAAGTAGCCGTCAAACGGACATGGGCAACCACGTAGTCAGGGTCCAAAGTATCACGGGCACACGAAACAATATGGTACGACCACATGTCCACACCAAGCACCCGATTCAACCGAGTAATCACCTCACTAACAGGAATGTACGTAAGGCTTGTTCCACCCTTCTTTAACTGCTTCTCAACCGAAGGGTCAAAAGGCTCTGATAACGCTGATAACATATTACTCACTTGTCTCTCCTAATAACTAGACTCTTTTTTGCTTCGCCAACTTCACAGTAGTCGTCTGCATCCAAATGAAGGTCTTTCAACTTAGAAACCTTCCAATAAGAAATACCAGCAAACTCTAACGCCTCACGAATCATGTCCGTGGGAGTCTTCACGATTTCCCCAGTACTCATATCGACACTGCTGTCAACAATACGCTTACTAACATCTTCAATCAGTGACTTATGATCCCACGTCTTACGAGGCGAACCTGCCTTAATCTCAACAGTCGCCCCATCCACTTGAACAGGAACAGGAACATTACCAAGATGCGCCGTAATCATAGACTGAAGCTCATTAAACAACTCAGTCGTGTACGACTTGATCAAATGCATATCACTAGCCAACTGCAGCGTCTCTTCAACAGAAGCATAATCCAAATTTGAGGTGTCTTGCAGCTCTAGCATGTCACGCTCAACTGAACGAAGCGCCGTGTAAACCGCCTTCAAAGAAGCAGTCGGATTTTCCAATACTGACATTGTGTCTCCTTAATAAATAATAACAATCATAGACTACCCAAAACAACTGAAGTAGTCAAGCCTCATCATCTAATAAACGCTTCAACGCAGAATCAAAACTGACCTCATCAGGATCATTTGAATACACAAATATAACATCATTCAATATTGCATCAAGCTCCTTAGCCAACAACTTGATAGCCATCTCCCGCACATCCGCAGGCTCATCAGAATCATAACGTTCTCTTACCGTGGCTGCTATCTCAGAAGCAATCGCTTCATCCACATAATCATCCAAATACTCTTGCGCAACAACAATCTGCATCTCTTGCTTTTTCCACATCACCAGATCATAGTCTTTATCATTAATAGCAACACGTGGAGCAGTCAAAAACGTAACCTCAATCTGACCACGCTTAACAACCGCTAACACATCACTGTCAAACTCATCAGCCCAATCATAAATCATGAATTAACTAGCCTGTCCAACTCTGGTCCAGTCTTACCACCCCACACACCAATCGTAATCTTATTCGTGACTGCAAAATTTAAGCACTTCGCAGAAGCGTCACAACCATCACAAACATTAACAGCACTCTTTCGTTGCGACGGCTTACTCGAAAAAAACGTTCGATCATTACCTCGGCATGGCGCACTCTCAAACCACTCAGGGCTAGAAAGTTTAATCATAAATCTCCTTAATTATAAACAACATACATGTAATATCCTACCCGCCACCCGTCAAGGAGACAAGCCAAAACCTACCCCTTGACCTGCGCCATCGAAGCCAGTAGCATACTCACAAACTACTACACAAGGAGCACACTGCCACAAGACAGCAGCCGGGGAATCCCGATGACATAAACGTTCACTGAAGGACCGGTGGGTTACACTCGTTACGCAACTGGTACTAACACTTAAGAAACAAGAGGGCACGCCTGCCCAAAGAGGAACGATCTGAATCGCACGATACACTGGAAACACATCCTTGACGAGATGCCAGTCACTGCACGGAGAACATCAAGCCTTGAGGAACAGGTTCGGAACAAGCAAACGCCCATGCGGTTCCGGCACACGGGCAACTAGAGCCATATCTAGGGAGAGTGGGCATCGCTGAAAAAATAGGCGGTGCTTGGGGTCCATGAAGTGAACAGCCTTGAATAAACCAATTGGGTTCGTCCCAGCCTCTCGTGCGTTAGCGTCAACTACCACACGAAAGGGAGGGACAACGCTGCCAAAACCGAGTAGGATAAACGCATGTATGAAAACATCACACTAGAATGGCAACAACACTCACTACAGCCCCTAGAGGGCAAGCCAGTCATGGACGTTTTGCTTCGTGGACTTGAGTTTTTAGATGACTACTGGTTGTCTGCAGGAACGCTGCTGGGGCTAGAAAGAGACAACGAGTTCATCCCCCACGACACCGATCTAGACATTGCTGTTATGGGTTACTGGGATAAAGCACGACTGCCCGAGGAAGAGTTCTTTGCAGGAAGAGTAGTCAGTGATGGCGACAGGCCGATGCAAGCAGCGTATGTACATAAAGACACGAACATAGTTTTTGACGTGCTTCATTGGTGGCCGCACCCAACAGATACTGAACTTTTAATAAATATTAAAGAAGACGGTCATCTAATCAGACCAAAGCACCTCGTGTCTCCCTTGTCAACCAAAAATTATTTAGGTCATGAATTTAGCGTGCCTAACGATATTGATGGTTATTTAACTGATTGGTATGATAAGTGGCGCATACCTCAAAGAGGAGGTAAGACCAAGTGGCTAAAGTAGCACTCACTGCAGCAATAATGGACCTGTGTCATGAAGGACACATCAAACTTTTAAAGCACATGAAAGCTAATGCTGATGTTGTAGTTGTAGTTCTACACTCCGACGAATCGTGTTGGAGCATTAAAGGCAAAATACCAATCCAAACACTAGATCACAGAAAGAACAACCTAAAAATAACGGGTTTGGTGGACAATGTACTTGTCACCTACACAGATGACCCAGGTACGTCTTTCAAAGAAGCCTTTGACGCCTATCCCGACCACGAGTTTATTTTCATTCGAGGAAATGACAACTATGACTTCCCCGGAAAAGAAACAATCCTTGAACTAGGGATACCTATTGAATTTACGGAGTACACCGCAGGGATTAGCAGCACTCAGATAAGAAATGAACTACTGTGCGACTAATATGGCTACTAGCGGCACATCATTTTGCCGATGTTGCGCTTCAACCAGACTGGTTGATAAAGTTGAAGTCAAAGCGACTGTTTGCAATTTTTGAACACGTTATGGTATACACAGGAGTTGTCTGTGCTACCCTGTATTGGTTGGGAGATACAGTCACGCCTTGGATATTTGCGTACTTTGCTGTAGGTCACTGGCTAACAGACGCATTCTTCTACCAGTTTCTTCCGTGGAAAACTGGAAAGCCTAAACCTTACTGGCATGTCTACCCTGACCAAGCACTGCACTATTTACAAATAGTGCTTTATCTTCTGCTAATAGCCTAGACTTATTTTTAAGGCACGTCTATAACAAACCCACGACGAACGTCCGACAGGTGACCATGGGCAGAGTACTTCTCTAAGTCTTCATGCAGGTTCGGCATAAACACCCCACCTTCAGGAATATCCATGTCCTGCCAAATAGGCGTAATACGTGTACCGACAGGCAAGGTCTCAAACGGATCATTACCGTAGCGTAAATGAATCTCAGTAATGAAGCCTGACCTAGTCTCAATGTTGATACCGTTAACAGGTAAATCAACAAGGTTGATAAAATGGGAGCACTCATAAATATCAGAAACATCTGTTTCAGGAAGTCTTTCCCAATGACTAAACCTAGTCAAGTTCTCGTCGCTTGAATGGAACCCTTCCCATGCTGATACGGTATGCCAGCCACCCTGAGAATCTTTTTGAAAGTCAATAGAAAGGTGCGGCCCCTCTAGCCACTCACACCAAAAGCTACCGGGAGGAACCACAGCATTGTTTAAAAAGTCGTCCTCCATTTGCGAAAGATACAGAAACTTTGTTGCCCCAATCCCCATACCAAAAAGGTTGTATACAGGTCGATGGATGTAAAACCCCTCATATTGTGGGGCACAGCCAGCGGGTCCTGCTTCTAATCCTTGATGTAACGCAACTTCTAGCTTATTGAACAGCCAACGAACTGCAGGATCATCTTTGAAGCGCTCCCAAGTTGCAAAGTCTTCGTCTTCGTCAACTTTCAAAAAATCTGTCATGTTGAAATATTCCTTAGTTGTTGTGCATCAAGAAACACTGTCGCTGTACCGTTTACAAGTTCAACTTGGTCTAGCGGAACCCCAACCTTAGAAGCCAAAGTTGCTTTCATCTTCAACTCATCCATCGGATCATAATCAACCCAAGGCGCCACATCAGCAAATGGGTCCACGACAGCAGGGACTGGCGGAGCAACACAAACCTTACAACAAAGTCTGTCTTCATTAATTTTAGGTTTACGCTTCGTCTCTACCGTGTGAGAGCACTCAAGCTCTACATGCCAAACAGTATTACCGTATTCGCCAACTTTGACGGCGTTAGTTACAGTACGCTTAGGGCCTCGTTTACTCATAGTTTTATTCTATCCGCTCACTTGACTTCGTTCCACCTAAACCGTAGAATACAAACATGGATAAAGATAAACTTCTCGAAGATGCTCTAGGACAAATTGAAAAGCAGTTTGGCACTGGAAGCATCATGCGTCTAGGCGACGCTGCTTCAATGCAGATTGAAACAATTTCAACCGGCTCTATCGCTCTTGACTTGGCGCTAGGTGTTGGCGGCGTTCCTCGTGGACGAGTCACCGAAATCTATGGCCCCGAGTCTTCCGGCAAGACAACCATTGCTCTGCATGTAATTGCAGAAGCCCAAAAGAAGGGTGGCAAGTGTGCGTTCATTGATGCGGAGCATGCCTTAGACCCTATTTATGCTAAAGCTATTGGCTGCAACATTGATGATCTTTTGGTTTCGCAGCCAGACACGGGCGAACAAGCCCTAACTATTACTAACAAGCTGATTGAGTCAGGTGCTCTAGACGTGGTAGTTGTAGACTCAGTTGCTGCGCTTACCCCTCGTGCTGAGATTGAAGGCGAAATGGGAGATAGCCATGTCGGCCTACACGCTCGTCTAATGTCACAGGCGATGCGAAAGATTGTAGCCAACCTGAATCATTCTAAGACAACCCTTATCATGATTAATCAGTTGCGTGAAAAGATTGGTGTCATGTTCGGCTCTCCTGAAGTAACCACTGGTGGCAAGGCGCTCAAGTTCTATGCGTCAGTTCGGATGGACATCCGCCGTATTGAAACGCTGAAGGATGGCGGCGAAGCCTCTGGCAACAAGACACGAGTCAAGGTTGTCAAGAACAAGTGTGCGCCTCCTTTCCGTCAGGCAGAGTTTGAGATTGCTTATGGTGAAGGAATCAGTCGCACCGGAGACATCGTGGACATCGCTGCTGAGATGGGTATCCTTGATAAGAAGGGTGCGTGGTACGCCTACAAGGGCGAGAACATCGGTCAGGGCCGTGCTAACACCAAGGCTTTCTTGGACGAAAACGAGCAAATCCGAGAGACAATCGCAGATACCATCTACGCATCGATTTGACAAACGCTACCATATGTAGTATCCTTGCTGTGCAAAGAAGGAGAAGCATATGGCTCGAAAAAATAAAACACAACCTGTCGGCCCTCCTGAAGGATGGGTCATTAGCGAAGAGTATCAAATCTCTAGTCAGATCACACTTGGCAGAGGCGATGTGTGTAAGATCAAAGGCGAGCGTGGAACGTTTGTTTTCAAACGCCACGTTGTAAACACTAACTTAACGCCTGCTAGTGAATGGATTGATCTGTGGGGCGGCTCACACGGTCACGGCCAGTGGAGATCGATTACTCCTGATAGGCTGAAGCACATTCCTACGAAGCGTCGCAGGACAAAGAAAAACCCCCAGTCACAATCGTGACCGGGGGTCTTCTTGTTAGTGGGTTGACACAAAAGGAGCAAAAGGCCATCCCCCAACAGTCTTAGTTTACAGTATCACTTGTAGTTGGATCAAGCGATACTTAACACAACTTAGACGAGTGAAGCGGATGACTTGTCGCCAACTTTGGTGGCGGCAAATGACTTCAGTACTGAAAGGGCAGCAGCTAGGCCAGCGGCAGCAGCACCCTTGGCTGATGACATATCCGTAACAACAAACATCGCAGCGAAAGCCTGAATGAATGTCATAGCGGCACGTTCAGCAACCTGCTTGTACATGTTCATATCCATTTACAATTCTCCTTGTTAGGGGATACTTAAAAGGCTATTTGCCTCTTAAATATTGTACCATATGGGTTACATGCCCCCAAAAGAACCTTTATAGAAACTTGAGTTAACTTTTCTTAGGCTGGGTCATGCTGAATGCAGCATCAATCTCATCAGCAGTAATCTTTCCGTCATCAGCATACGCTGCTGCGAGCTTCTGAATAACAGTCGCAGCAGACGTAGCACCTGCCAATACGGCAGCTTTCCACGGATCAATACCGCCAATAAGACTAGAGCTACCAACAATAGCCATAGCATTCATTGCGAACACCGCCCCAATTCGGCCTAAGGTGTTCCACACAAGTTGATTAGTTGCTTTCATTTTCTCTCTCATCATCTACATAGTCTAATACAGTGCCCAGCAGATGCAGTGCAAGACCCGCAAGAGAAATATATATTCCTTGCTGCAACGTGGTCGATGACAGAGTAATCAACACCAACCCTGTACCTGCTAATGTCCATCCCAGGTAAAGCATTTCTCTACCCATACGCCGGACGGCTCCTACTGTTAGTTTGATTATATTTTTCATGGTGCCTCCTTTCACCGAGACCTTCTTCTAGAACTACCCTTTTTACCTTTACCGCCACCGGAGTCGCCTCCGGGGCCTCCTCCGCCTCCGCCACCGGAAGGACCGCTACCGCCGCCACCGGCAGGGCCAGCAGATGTCGCAGCAGCGGCCACAGTTACAGCTGCGGCAGCAGCAACAACAGTACGACGAGTTTCCGTATCAACCACAGAACCCTCAGCGATATATTCATTGAAAGCATCGTCATCAAAGATATCTACAGTCTCTTCAAACTCTGCCTTCACCTCATCGTCTGCTTCGTTAACGGCAGCGACGAGAACAACTTTGGCATCGTCAGAGATGTCATCAAAGTTTTCGTCAGTGACAAGGCTTTCAATTTCTTCCGTGGTAATTTCGCCGTCAACAACAGCCAAGAACTCTTCCGCAAGTTCCTCATCCAACTCGTCTAGTGCTTCTACAACTTTCACTTCTGCTTCATCAACCTCAACTAAGTCAACACCTTCAGTAGCAATACCAAGCGCCTCAAACTCTACTTTAGTTTCAGCCGCTTTTTCTTCCGCTGGTGTTAGGGGAATAGTGGTAGTTACCGGTGGCGGCGTTGTTGTCGTCGTTGGCGGTAGCGTTGTTGTCGTGCTTGTCGTTGTCGATGTAGTCGTAGTTGGGGTTACCGTAGTCGTCGTAGGCGGTAGGGTTGTAGTCGTTGATGTTGTCGTCGTAGTGGTAGATGGCGGTGCCTCCGTCGTTGTAGTTGTAGGCGCTACCGTCGTTGTTGTTGTAGGCGGCAACGTCGTTGTTGTCGTTACTGGTATTGTAGTCGTTGTAGTTGTCGTCGGGGGCAACGTTGTTGTGGTAGTAGTGGTGGTGGTTGTCGTCGTGGTTGTCGTCGTGGTTGTCGGAGGAGTGCCTTCCGAAACTTGGATTTCCATCGTCTCACCAACATGACAATCATTCTCAGAACCACAAGCAAGAATATTAAAGTACCATACAGCCGTTCCTAAATCATCGTAAGCCACCGTGTAAGAAGTCGAAGAAATGTTTTGAGTGTAGGTAATGTTAGACTCATCTATTTCCCACGGATTACCAAGTTGGTTCCAAGCGATCTTGTAATGCGTAGGATCGACAAAGCCGTCGCTAGAAGCATCCCAACTAAACGTGAGGTCGCCAGTAGCGTCATCTCGCTCGTAAGTCTGGTTATCAACCACGTCGGGCATATTCATGATGGACGTGGAGGCAACGGATGTCCAACTAGAGTACAAAGCGTCCGTGTCGTTGTCCGAACGGACCTTAACATTAAACAAACCATGTTCTTCGTTGAACAACTGCTCAATGTAAGAAGCACTGAATGTGTACTCTGTGACTAGGGCATTTTCGTCCCCGACGTTACCAGTTGCCACACCATACGGCCCAGCGTTACCATCGTCATTTAGACCAAACCCAATAGCGTAACGTTCTGGATTGACGTTTCCGTCAGTTGGGGCATCCCAATCAACCTTTACCGTACCGTTGTAGTAGTCAACGGTTAAAGTCAAGTTGGTAGGATCGCCTATTGTTTGAGGAATTGTCGTTGTGGTTGTAGTCGTCGTTGTAGTGGTAGCAGGCGTTGCCCAAGTCCAAGTGTTCTGTGTAAACCCACACAGAGTAGAAGAAGTCAAACCTTGACATGTGTCCCACGAGGCGTTGGATGACCAACCATTCGGCGGCGAGTTGCTGTTGATTGAGTTGAACTGTGAGTTTGTTAGCAGGCTGGTGAGGTCAGTCCATACTCCTGAACCATCTAGTTTCGCTTGGAACGAAACTTCTTTGATCTGGGTGCCATAGTTGCCGCCCCAACCTTCACCGTCTTTCGCCCAGATACGAATTTTCACACTGTCCCAGTTTGTCGAATCTTGAACGTTACTAGACACCGAGGCTTGAAACCAACCAGACCCGACTTCAACCCAAGAAGTAGGTGCCGATGATGTCAGGTTACCTTGCAGCAAGTTACCTGCTGAGTCATAAGCGGCATACTGTGTGGCCACGTAATCGTTAACATCGTAGAAACGCTTAACAAGAGGGGTGACAACAATTGAATCAATCTCTCCCGCATATGAAGAAACGTCAATTGTTTGCTCAATGTATGCGGGGGTGTAAGAGAATCTGACCCCGTTGTAGGTGCTGAAGTTTGTGGCGAGTGTTAGATCGGTGACAAGAGAGTACTCTCCATCATCGTAACCGTTTCCATACTGACTACAGCAGTATCCAGCGTGGAGACGGTAGACGCCAGCATCTAGCGTCGTGTCAATCTTTGATGAAACACACTGCGTTTCATCATTGTGGTTACCGTCATCATTTGATGCGAGTACTGTGCCCGACAAGTCGTACAGCCACAAGAATGGGTCAGATGTCAACTGGGTGCAAGAACTGTTTGAGTTACCGTAGATGACAACATTAGTATCGTCTTCCGAGACCTCAAAGTACCAGTCAGATTCTTCGGTAACCGTGTATGAAGCGGCGGCTGCTGGGACAGGAGCGAACCACGCTAGTGCAAAAACCCACACAAGCGACGCTTTAGCTGCACGCCTAAAATGTTTACCTCTACCCATAATTTCTCCACAAACAGCACTTAACATTTATTGTATAAGGAAAGCCCTTGCCTGATTTGTGAAACGTGGTATAATACGAAGTATGCCGAACTATACTTACTCGTGCCCTACGTGTGGTACATTTGAAACATTTCAGAAAATGTCTGACGACAGCCTTACCGAGTGCCCGACTTGTTCCAGTTCGGTTAAAAAGATTTACAGCGCTCCAGGCTTTGTAGGCATGCCTAACGGACCAAAAGATACTGCTCCGGCATACAATTCGGAGAGATCAGCTCTTTGGAATTCGGCACAGGCGGAGTAACATGGCCAGAATTACCTTCCTGACAGGAACAATGGCCTCTGGAAAAACCACCCACCTTCTGCAAACGCATTTTAATATTGAAGCAGCCTTTCCAACCCAAGTGTTACTCGTAAACCGAAACGACCGGATGGGAACATCTATCTGTTCTAGCCGGATGGGTGGAATGACAGTCTGCGAAACAATAAACACAGACGACTCGCTAGTAGCTTTAATAGACGACCACAACCATACTAACCAAACATCTATCAAATATCTGTTCGTAGATGAGGCACAGTTTTTAACTAGTGAACAAGTTGACGATCTAGTTGAACTAGCTGACCTTAAAGATATTGAAGTCTACGCTTATGGTCTACTAACTAATTTCAAAGGACACCTGTTCTCTGCGTCACAAAGACTTATTGAAATATGTGACAGACTAATTCAACTGGATAACGGAGTACGCTGCTGGTGCGGTAAGCCCGCCACACACAATGCACTATTCATTGCGGGTGAACCACACGCTGAAGGAACAGAAGAAGTGGTAGACGACAGCGCCGTGGTTGAATACCGGGTCATGTGCAGAAAGCACTTTACTTCACATCGGAACCATCAATCAAAGACTCGCAGTAAAGTGAATCGTACCATCGTCTAGCTGTTGAGCTTCGATGGACAAGCCTTCAAATAGTACGCTAACTACGTTTAGCATGTCGTCACGAGTCTCTTGTTCTTCCCCTTCTTCAGGGTCGTACAAATCAACAAGAGTGTCTACAAAGTAGTCGTAAAGGGCTTGCATAGCCTCATCAGAGTTTTCAATCACCATAATGTTAGTTTATTGTTCTGATCTTCCAGAATCAAGCAATCCGACAATTTGGTCTTGACAGACATGTAGGCACAGAGTAGTATATGGACATCTGTACATAGTCAACATGATAGGAGAAGATAATGAGCAATGCAGATATTACAGTAACCGGTAACGTTACCGCCGACCCCGAACTGAAGTTTGCCAACAACGGCAACGCACGTTTGTCGTTTTCAATTGCGTCAAACAAGCGCTTTCAGGTCAACGGCGAGTGGCAGGAAGAGACGAGCTTCTTCAACGTAGTGGCGTGGCGAGGAATCGCAGAGATGGCCGCTAACGTGCTGGAAAAGGGCACGCCCGTAGTTATCAAGGGCCGACTGGAACAGCGCTCGTGGGAGAACGCTGAAGGCGAAAAGCGTTCAACTGTCGAAATCGTTGCTGACACTGTTGCTGTTAATACCATCGGAATTGAAAGCCTGGAGCGCCGCCGTGGCGGTGGAGGTGGCGGCTCAAGCCGTCCTGCGCCTCGCCAGAAGGCGACAGTTCCTAGCAGCGATCCCTTTGAGGATTTCTGATAGCCACCTAGCAGAAAGGAGTACAGCCCCCCGAAAGGGGGGCTTCTTCTTTGGTATTGACATTTACTAAAAAGGAGTGTAGTCTGTAAGCATGGACAAGAATGAATGCAAAAGCGCAGTTGAGCTACTGAGTGTGACATGGAACCAGTCACTAGACAACGCCTCGTTAACCATCCGAATGAAAGGCTACTGGGAATACATTAGCGACCTAGACTACGAGGCAGTAAGAGACACTATCAAAGAAATGGGTGTCTCAGGCAAGAAGTGGCTACCCCGGCCCGGAGAACTTCGAACTATTGTTTTAGCCAAGATTAACGGAGAAGAACTTCCTCCTGAGCCGGAAGAAGCATGGACAGTACTTCAAGCTATTGGGCAAAAGATTTATAGCGGCACGTATGATTACAACAAGCCCCATCCCGTTCTAGCAGAAACCATCAAACGGTTGGGCACAAACGCTACCGCATTGACAACCAACGCAGATCGTGCTATGTTTATCTCTTTGTACGAGAAGACACGAGAAGCGTGGATACTAGAAAGGTACGGTTATGGAACCGATTGATAACGTATTAGCACGGCTAAACAGTAAAAAGTCAGGGAACAACCAGTGGGACGCAACGTGCCCTTGCCGATCTGACGACGACAATCCTTCTCTTCGTGTATCTGTAGGCCGTCAGGGACAAGTCCTGATGAAGTGTCTACGGGGCGGAGGGTGCGACCTTAATGAGATTTGTGAGTCTATCGACCTTACCACGTCGGACCTTTTTCCTAAAGACGCTGAAGCCCCCAAGAAGCCTAAGCTAAACCTAGTAGACACCTACCCTTACTACGATGAGGAAGGTTCACTAGTAATGGAAGTTCTCAGGTTTGTAGATGAACGAGGCAAGAAGACATTTAGGCAACGTCAGCCTGATGCTAATGGCGGCTGGAACTGGTCAACATCAGACTTGCAGAAGCCTCTCTATAGGCTCCCCCAGGTACTCGCCGCTAAGGAAGAAGGCCGACCCATCTATGTTGTTGAAGGTGAGAAAGACGTACACTCACTTGAAGACTTAGGGAAGACGGCTACAACAAATCCTGGCGGTGCAGGTGCTGAGGGTCAAAACAAGTGGATGGCTCACCATACAGAAGCGTTGGCTGGAGCTAACGTTATCGTTATTTGCGATAATGACGAAGCAGGCTATCTCCATGCACGATCAGTAAATAAAATGCTGACCGAAGCAGGATGCAAAGTGAAGGTGTTCAAGCCTGGAAAACACAACGACGTTTCTGACCTGATTCATGCGGGTGAAGAACTTAGCGATAGTCTCATTCCTTTTGACACTAGCGTTGAAGATGACGTGGTTCCTGAAGAAACAGAATCACCTCTAGACCAACTCATCTACGATCTATCAGACTTGAAAGATCAAGACTTGTCATCAGGTGTGCTTATGGGCAGAGTTGCGTCAAGCCTTGACGCATTCATGTCACAGAAAGATCGCCAACACAGAGACAATGGTAATCTGGTAGAGTGGACACCTTTCCTAGAAACAGACGTTGATCTCTCCTACGATTGGGTTATTCCTAACGTGCTAGAGCGCCAAGAACGAGTTATTGTTGTTGCTGCGGAAGGTGCAGGTAAAACAACTCTCGCCCGACAGGTTGCGCTAATGTCTGCCGCAGGCATTCACCCTTTCAGACGAGATGTGATGAAGCCTGCCCGCACTCTCATGATCGACTTGGAAAACCCTGAGCGCATCATTAGACGAACATCAATGCGAATCTACGACAAAATCAAATGGTTTGAAAAGCACGAAAGCATGGACGCCCACCTGCTCATGAAGCCTGACGGCGTTAACTTGCTAACCCCTGCAGACCGAGCCATGATTGAAGAGCACGTTGCGGCAATCCAGCCCGACATCCTGTTCTTTGGTCCTCTGTACAAGGCGTTCATTGATCCCGGTGGACGAACAGCAGAATCAGTGTCTATTGAAATTGCACGATTCTTAGACTACCTGCGCCACACCTACAACTGTGCGCTATGGATTGAGCACCATGCCCCCTTGGGTTCTGGTGGACAGCGAGACCTTCGTCCTTTCGGTTCAGCAGTATGGTCACGATGGTCAGAGTTCGGTATTGCCCTAGCGCCTGACCCCACCGACCCTGAGCTTATTGAGTTCAAGCACTACCGTGGACAGCGAGAAGCCAGAGAATGGCCTGCGCTTTGCAAGCGTGGCGACACTTGGCCCTTTGAAGTTGTAGAGTTCTCTCAGTACAACTCCACAGTAGAAAGTGGCCGGACAGACGAAGAACTTAACACGGCTCTGGAAAACGAAGAGTTTGACGACGAAGTAATTAACTGGTAAGGTATACAACATGAGAAAGCGCATCCTACTAACAGGTGGACTTGGGTTCATCGGATCACACACCGTAGAACATTGGCTAAAAACGACAGACTGGGACATTGTTGTCTTAGACTCTCTAAGGTTCTCCGGCAGAATTGAAAGACTGCTGGACATTGAAGCCTACGACCCCAAACGGGTTACCCCTCTATGGCATGATCTCCGAGCACCCCTCCACGATCAAATCAAGCGACAAATCGGAGACATCGACTATATCGTCAACATGGCATCCGATTCGCACGTAGACCGGTCCATCACTGAACCAGTTGACTTTGTACAAAACAATGTAAGCCTTGCACTGAACATGCTGGAGTATGCACGAGAAGTGCAGCCAGAAAAGTTTATTCAAGTGTCAACAGACGAAGTATACGGGCCTGCCCCCGTCGGACATGACCATGCAGAAGGAGAGCCGCACAGGCCCTCTAACCCTTACTCTGCATCAAAGTCTGCACAGGAAGCCATAGCTTTCTCATACTGGAGAACGTATAACGTTCCCGTATACATCACCAACACCATGAACAACTTTGGTGAACGACAACACCCCGAGAAGTATGTTCCCATGGTCATCAACAAGATACTCAACGGTGAACAAATTCAAGTGCACAGCCGCCCTAACGAAAACGGCGAATGGACAATTGGATCACGAGTATGGCTACATGCACGCAACCATGCGGACGCAGTACAACACATACTTCAAAACATTGACCATCAGCAGTACGTCAACAGCGACGTAACGCCTGACCTTCAACGCTACAACGTATCTGGCGACAGAGAAATCGACAACCTGCAAATCGTGAACATGATCAGCGACATTGTAGGTAAGCCCGCAAATTACGAGCTTGTGGACTACCACTCTAGCCGACCCGGACACGACTTGCGTTACTCGCTCAATGGTGATAAACTTAAAAACGCTGGATGGACAGCACCCATGAGTGTTGAAGAATCGTTTGAAAAAACAGTCAACTGGACACTTCAGCATCCCGAGTGGCTGCTAGATTGATGTCACACTTGACATAAACCAAACGGTTGCATAGTATAAAAGAAGTCCTCTCATAATACACAAACAGCACTTTGGGTATTTCCACCGAGGAAGTGGCCCCGGCCTTAGGGCTGGGGCCACACTATTTTCAGCCTTCTTATTTGACAAACCATGACAAGTATGTTACAATGAAGGCTCCATAAGAAAAAGGAGAAAAATATGGAAACAACAAACGAATATGCCGTTTTCCTAGACGTAGACGGTGTAATTAACAGCATCAACCACTTGTACACTCGTGGTGACATTGACTTTGACGCAGAGACTCTTCCTCACCCCGCCAATGGCTACACAGTGTGGGTCCCTGACTACATGTCTTCGCTTGTGCAATGGCTCTACAATAACACTGACCTGTACTGGCTGACCACGTGGCGAGATAATGCAAACCAGCACATTTCGCCCATTCTTGGAATTCCTGATGACATCCCCGTCATTGATGACGGCACCAAGGAACGTGCAGTGCATTGGAAGTTTGACGCATGCCTCCCCTTGGCGCAAGAGCTTGCAGCCAACGGTCAGAAGGTGTACTGGATTGAAGACTTTGGTGGACGGATCGACCCTCGCCACTCAGAGTACCTTACCTATGTAGATACTGACCGTCACGATGAAGGCGTGCTGCTTCCTCAGCACCTGCCTCTTGAACTACAGGATCAGATTATTGAGCACGGGGGCTACGACGGCCCCCTGTACCTCAAGGCTCCCCGGAAGAAGACCAACTTTACGGTCCACAACCGGAACTTCGGAGTAGACGCCTGATGACAAACCAAATCACCGTGCTAGACCAAGGCTTCGTAAGACTAGACGCAGCAACAGCAGACGACCTGTCAGTAGTCAACGCAGCACGAGTCAGCTTTGGTCAGCACAGTGATGACCTCTCCGAAAAAGACAAAGGTCTTATCGGATTCCTGATGCGGGAAAAGCACGGAACTCCATTTGAACACAACTTCTTCAGGTTCCATATCAAGGCACCTATCTTTGTTGTGCGAGAATGGTTCCGTCACCGCATCGGGTGGTCATACAACGAATACTCTGGACGATACTCAGAGATTCCCACTGAAGCCTACATGCCCGCAACAGAACAAATGCGGACACAAGTAGGTAAGCCTGGATCATACACATTTGAACCCATGGAATCTACTGAGTTTGCTGAAGCTCGAATGAAACTATCGTATCACGCTAGTTTCCACGCCTACGAAAAACTATTAGAAGAAGGTGTAGCAAAAGAAGTAGCACGCATGGTGCTACCCGTCGCAACTTACAGCGAATTCTATGCCACGACCAACGCACGGGCACTCATGAACTTTATCAACCTACGAGGCGACGAAACCGCCCAATGGGAGATCAGACAGTACGCAGACGCCTTGGAACACTTCTTCCAAGCAGCGATGCCCGTCACATACGACCACTTCATCAACAACGGGCGAGTAGCGCCCTGAAAAGGAGAACCATGAAACACACAATCTACTGGAACGAAAAGTACACAGGCGCTGAGCACGCCTTTGACACCACCCGTAAAAGCGGCGAAATTGCAGATGCAATCGGTCACGAACACATCACCGACCCCGCCAGCAAAGGACACGTCGCCCTGCACAACGCAAACGACGAAATCAAAAAGGCGCTGAGCGCTGACTACTACGAAGACTTGAAAACCGGTGGACCCAAGTCCCAATCAAACGGTTTCGCCTGGGACTACGGCATTTGGGAAATGGCAGTCAACTCCACAGCAGGAGTCATGTCTGCCGCAGGGGAAGCCATCATCAACAAAAGCGTAGCAGGAAGCCTCTCGTCAGGACTTCACCATGCCCACCACAACAACGGAGCAGGGTTCTGCACAGTCAACGGCCTAGCCGTCACAGCAAACTGGCTCAACCCCCTACACATCACCATTCTAGACTTTGACGCTCACTGCGGCGGAGGAACTGTCAAAATGCTACGGCACCTCAACATTGCCTCTAGAGTGGAACAGTACGACATCTCCACCAACTACTTTGACGAGTACGAAGAAGATGAAACACACACCATCCGAATCGCACGATCAGACGCAGACTACACAGATGCCGTCAACGAAACACTAAACAAAGTGAACCTCAACACAGAACTGATTTTGTACAATGCAGGAACAGACCCCTACCCCACAATTTCACACGAAACCTTAGCTGAACGAGAAAACACCGTATTCCAATGGGCCACCGAAAACAACATCCCCATCGCATACGTACTCGCCGGAGGCTACACCTCTGCCCAAACAATGGACAGTCTTGTTGAAAGTCACCTAAACACAATCTATGCGGCAGACAACGCCGTGGAACTGGTAGTAACACGATGAGAGTAGGAAGCCTTTGTTCTGGCTACGGTGGCCTTGAGCTTGGCCTAAAGCCACTGATGAACGTAAAATCAGAATGGCACAGCGAAATTGACTCAGACGCAGACTTTGTAATGCAACAAAGATTCGGTAGCCAGAACTTAGGCGACCTAACTCAAATAACAAACCCTCCAGAAGTAGACATGGTGACAGCAGGCTTCCCCTGCCAACCCGTGTCGTATGCTGGATATAGGAAAGGAATAAATGATGAAAGATGGCTCATTGAAGATGTTTGCAGAATTGCGGCTGAAGCAAATGCCAGATGGCTCATTCTTGAAAACGTCAGAGGACTGCTTACCGCTAACGGCGGAGACGCCCTTGCCAGAGTCGTTGAAGCGATGGCCCTCAACGGTTTCACACAATGGGAATGGACAACTTTTCAAGCGAGACACATCGGTGCCCCCCACCGTCGAGACCGCTGGTTCTGTGTTGCTTCCAACCCCAAGAGCAGCAATGTCCGATCCGAGGAACAACAAGATATGGCCCCGACCACTAGGGAAGCCACAGAACTTGGAGAACGCACTTGCTCGTTTGGAAAATGGGAAGACACCATCAGACGATGGGAACGAATTACCGGAAGACTCGCTCCAAAGCCAAACATAACCACAAGCAAAAAGTATGACATTGTGTCACCAAGATTCGTAGAATGGATGATGGGCCTACCTGAAGGTCACGTAACCGACTTAGGCTTACCCTACGAAGCTCAACTAAAACTATTAGGCAACGGTGTCGTACCCCTACAGGCAACTCATGCCATCCAGTTTCTAATGTCAAATCACAAAGAAAAGCAATATGCTTAAACTGGCAAGCATCTGCTCAGGATAAGAATGAAACGACTCTACCTCAACGGCACAAAACTCATCCTAGACACACCATACAACAAAGATGAAGTACAAGCCCTAAAAACATCATTCCCCAACGCACGCTGGGACAAAATCAACAAACACTGGACACTACCCGTAGCCGCCCTAAAACGAGCCATCTCCTTCGCCAACTCATGGAACATCAACGTGGACGAAGAACTCATAAGGCTACAACTACCCGACCACCCAATCGGCACAACCACCATCAGACTTGAAAAAGAAATCCTAAAAATCAGCGTCCCCTACGACACCCTACAAATCCACGACCTCAAAGCCATCCCCGGCATCAAATGGAACCCACACCAAAACCACTGGGAAACACCATACAACAACGTCCACGAACTCATCCAATGGGCAGACAAATACAACCACCCCATCCCCAACCACATCCGCACACAAGCAGAAATCGAAACCAAAAAAGCCCAACACGCCCAAGAACTCACACAAGCAACCGACGCAAACATCAACATCCCAACCCTCCAACTCCAACTCTACCCATACCAAAAAGCAGGCGTAGCCTACGCCGCAGAAAAACAACGCACCTTCATCGCAGACGAAATGGGCCTCGGCAAATCACTCCAAGCCCTCGCAACCACAGAACACACAAACCAATACCCCGCCCTCATCATCTGCCCAACCAGCCTCACAGAAGACTGGAAAACCAAAATCCAAGAAGCCCTACCCCACCGCACCATCCAAACCATCCAAGGCCGCAAAACCCCCACACTGACCGAAACCGACTACACCATCATCGGATACCCCAACATCCACGCCCAAAAACAACACCTCAACAACCAACACCACAACACCCTCATCCTAGACGAATCCCACTACTGCAAAAACCCAGACGCACAACGCACCAAAGCCGCCAAACACATCGCCAAAAACATCCCAACCACCGGCAACATCCTCCTCCTCACCGGCACACCCATCACCAACATGCCAGCCGAATACGCCCCACAACTAGAAATCCTCGGCCACATCGACAACTTCGGAGGCCGCTGGAACTTCTACAAACGATACTGCGGAGCCTACAGAGACAACTGGGGCCACTGGCAAATCCACGGCTCAACCAACAACAAAGAACTCCTCAACAAACTACAAACCCACTGCTACATCCGCAGAGAAAAACAACACGTCCTCACCGACCTCCCACCAATCACATACAACACCATCCACACCACAATGGACAAAAAACACCGCAC